GGCTCTGGTACAAGCCAGAAAGCCATCGATCGGGAAGCTGACCATTTTAACCTCTGGGGAGTGGTGTCAAAACGAAATCAAATCCCTACGCCATTGGGCGTAGACCTTGGATCGGTAGGTGGCTCACTGAACCCGGACTGGGTTGAACAGCACTTGATGAGCCTACCCGAGGGCTGGACGAGGCTGGAGCCTGTACCTGACGGGGCGTATGACGAGTGGTTCGACGCCATGAGAGACGGCACATGGTGGGATACCGAGCGTGGACTGCCACGGGTCACCACGGGCGTCGAGAACAGGGTGAATAGACTGAAGATGTTGGGTAACGGGATCGTGCCGGCCACGCTGGCCCTGTTCCTGATCGACGATTGATGCGGCTAACTACTTCTTCTCCCCTTATATAAGGATGAAGAAGAAGTAAAAAGGACATCGGTGATGGTGAGAGTGAGGAATGAAGGGCGCCGAAAGCTGGAGGAGGGACCAGCAACGGTGCCCTTTTTGTCTTTAAAGGGTGATTACCGATGCGACACCGGTGTCATGTATGCGACACACATGTCGCATGCCGTGCCTGAGAATTACAGGAATGGGGGTATTTAAGTGGTAAGCACCGCCCCTGTTACCTACTTCGATGAGCGGTCTAGGGTGTTATTCGACGCCGTGGACTTCGTTCCGACGCAGCCCCAATCGGAGATACTGGCGGCTGACAAGCGGTTTGTGTTGGTGACCGGCGGTGAGCAGGCCGGGAAGTCCATGATGGCCAGTAAGTTCTTGCTCTACCGGTGGCTGGACGTTGCTACCCAGATCGAGAAGGGTGAGATCGAAGGGCCGGGACTGTTCTGGCTGGTGGCGGCAGACTACGAAAGGACCAGGGCCGAGTTCCAGTATTTGGTACAAGACTTCGCTAGCCTCGGTCTACTGAAAGAATCGAGCAAACGGGTGGACCCCGGCATCATATTACTGGCCGATGACACGCAGATAAAGACCAAATCGGCCCGCGACCCGAGGACCCTGGCGATGGAAGCGCCCCACGGCATTGTGGGTTGTGAGGCTTCACAGCTTGATCTAGAGACTTTCTACCGTCTAAGGAGTAGGTGCGCCCCTAGAAAGGCGTGGATGCTGCTCACAGGGACGATGGAAGGGTCTTTAGGGTGGTACCCGCAACTAAGACAGGCATGGGCGCACGGTGTAGGGGACGAGATCGCCTTCTCACTGCCCTCTTATACCAATACACACCTCTATCCAGGGGGCAAAGATGACCCCGAGATACAGAGACTTAAGGAATTATCCTCTGATGACTTCTATATGGAGCGGATCGAGGGCATACCCATGCCGCCCAGAGGGCTGGTATTCCCCGAATTTCGGGCCGATATCCACGTAAAGGAAGTTAATTACGTCCCTGAAGAGCCCGTATACCTCTGGATGGACCCCGGATACGCCGGCGCCTACGCAATTGTGGCCTCCCAGGAGATAAACGGGGTGGTACAGATATTCGACGAGGTCTACGAGACGGGTCTTATCACCTCTCAGATGATAGATGTCTGTAAGACCAGGCCCTGGTGGAAGGATGTCCACGGCGGGGCCATAGATATCGCCGGCACCCAGCACCAGGCGATGGCAGCGCCCGTTGAAGTCTGGTCCAGCGAGGGCGGACTGTACCTGAACTCCAGAAGGGTGCGGATAAACGAAGGGATCGAGCGGATGAAGAGCTTCTTGAAGGTAGACCCGCTTATAAACGTCCCTAAATTGGTCATTCACCCCGAATGTCACGGGATATTGAGCGAATTCGGCGCCGCACCCAGCCCCCTAGACGGCCAGACGCGGGCATATAGGTGGAAGATGGACCGTGACGGCATGATCGTGGGCGAAGAGCCCGATGATAGGAACAACCACGCCATAAAGGCGACCATATACGGCCTTGTTGACCGCTACGGGTTCGTACAGAGCCAGGACAGGCGGGTTATCAAGGTAAAAAGGTGGAGCTAGATGCCAACATGTACACCTGATGAGATCGCGGGGGCCGTCGAAGACCACGACCTGGCCACCCGACCGCTCCGCGACCGCATGGATAGGGACTACGAACTCTGGCGGCTAGAAGGGTATGACGCCGGGGACGATTTCAAGTCGTTCACCAGTAACGCACCCCGGACCTACGCCCGGAAGGTGCAGTCGATCTTGACCAGCGCCAGATTGAACATACGTGTACCCCACGATGAGGGCTTCAGGGACGAGAGAGAGCGTAACGATAACAAAGAAAGGTTCGCTTACGGCCTGATGAGGGCCAATGACGAGCGTCTGCTACGCACCAACGAGCAGAAGTTCCACGACCAGATGGCCTGGTGGATACCCATGCGGGGCTGGTACGCCGGCAGGGCCGTACTTAACAAGAGAAAGAGCGATGACTCCACCTACGCCGATATCACACCGTGGGACCCGAGACATGTGTACTGGTGTATGGGCGCCGAGGGGCTGGATTGGATATGCCACCGGGTGAGGAAGACCCGCACCCAGTTAGAACAAGAGTACAAGGTTGATTTATCCGACCACGGCATGGACGCCGGCGAGACAATCGAGATATATGACTACTACGACGAGGAGATAAACGCCGTCTGCACCCGGAACATGATGCTGAAGAAGCCGTCCAAGCACGGCCTGACCAGGGTGCCGGCCTTTATCGGCGCCGTTGGACCCACCCCGATGGTGCAGTCCTACACCGCATCTGACCGGGTATGGTCAACCTCGGACGGCTACGCCGACTACGGTGAGTCCATCTTCCAAGACAACCGGGAGATATTCGAACATACCAACGAGATCATGTCGATCTACTTGGAACTAGTCAGCCGTACCAGACAGGGCGGCTATACCCTGACCAGCCGGGACGGGTCGAAGACACTAGACGAGAACCCGTTTGTCGAGGGATCAGAGGTACCACTGGCCGAGGGCGATAGGCTAGAACTCCTGCCCCTCCCCGAGATGACCAAGGACGCAGCTGGGCTGTTATCCCTGGTGACCGGGGAGAGCCAACGGGGCGCACTGCCCCACATCCTCTACGGTGAGACGCCCTTCAGCCTGTCCGGGTACGCCATGAACACGCTCAGACAGTCGATCTTCGGTATCCTCCAGCCGCTCCTGGTGGCGTTCCAGAACTGCTACGCCCAGGTGCTGGACATCCTGGTCGAACATTACATCACCAACCAGTACGAGGTGATGGAACTGGCCGCCCACGATTCGAAGTCGTACTTCTCCCAGATCATCACCCCCGAGTCGATAGTGGGCCTGCCCCCCTACGAGATCGAGGTGATACCGGACGTACCGCAAGACGAGATGGCCAAGGTCCAGATGGCCCAGATGATGAGGGACGGCCAGGTGCCGCTCTTCGCCGACCGGGACATCTTGGAACGGGTCATGGAGGTACAGGACACGGGCTCGGTGCAGGACCGGATCAACGAACAGATGGCCGAGCGGATGCTGCCAATGGCCCAGATATACAACCTGATGGTTTCGCTTGAGAACACCGGGCGCACCAACGAAGCGTCCATGTACTACGGCGAACTACTTCGGATACTCCAACAACAAATGCAGGAAGGCCAGCCGGCATTCTCCCCTCTGCCGGCTAACCCGAATGCCTATACCAATGGGCAGTCGGCGCCTCCCATCGACCCACGGTTGTTCCCGCCTGGGGGGCTGGGTAACCCACCTCCTACTCCGTTTCCCCAGGCGGGACCTAACGTACCACCGGGCAGTCCCAGACCGGGAGCCCAAGGGACTACTGAAGAAAGATTAGCTAACGCCGGCCTGTTCGGCCCAGGAGGAGCATAAGATGGTTAGATGGGTGAACGATCCAGATTTTGGTTGGTATGACGCTGATAACCCGACGGGAGCAGTGCCTGGCCCTACGGTCATACCCGGCACAGATGTCTTACGGAACATAGGCGGTACCTATCACCCTGACGTGGACATGCCAGACCCGAAGATCACGATGGCGAATCTTGCGAGCCTCGCCGATAACCTGCCGCCTCAGATGCAGCTTGCCGGTCCTGCTACAGATGACACTTCAGCCGCGAACTTTCTTGCCAGGATCGTCCAAGAGCAGGCCCAGGCTGCCCAACGTGCCCAGGCTACCCAGGCAATGCAGGCAATGTACGGCGTCCAAGAGCAGGCCCTAGCTGCCCAGGCTGCCCAGGCTGCCCAGCCTACCCAGACTCTTGGCGCGACTGTTATTGGT